GCGTGGAACGCCGCTGCTAAACAGTTCGCTCCCACTTCGTGGGTTCGAACACGCCCTAGCCCCACCACTCTGAAAGCACAAGTGGCTTCATACTTCCACGAGTTGCCTAAGAGACCAACTGATCCTGCTTATGATCATTGTGTTGAGTTGGCACGTCGAGAGTTCAGACTTTCTCGTCGTATCTATCCACTCCACATCAATGACTCAATCCGCCAGTTCCAACATCCAGACAGAAGTCCCGGGTTACCTTACACATCCCAAGGCTTCCGGAGAAAAGACGAAGTACATCCTAATATCATCAAACAATACGTCCACAACCTAAAATACGGTTTGTATTCCAGGTGCACCACACCGTGCAATGCCGTTGGTAAATCTATGGTCGGTAAGACTGCAAAATCCAGACTCATCTGGGTATACCCATCACACATGACCTTCGCCGAAGGAATGTTTGCTATGCCCTTGATTCGCGCGTATAAAGCTATCCGTGGTACATATGCTATCTGGGTCAAGTATTCACGAGGACACCTTCGTGAACTAATGGTCAAGCGCCCCAGAACATACAACTGGCTTGGCTTAGATTACTCAGCGTATGACTCCACAATTCCGGCATGGCTTATACGTGACGCGTTTTCTATCTTACGCGAACAACTGGACTTTTCGCAGTACGACTGCTGGGGAAAACCCACAGATAATACCACCTTAGATAGACTGTGGCGGAAGGTTGTACAATATTTCGTAGAGACTCCTATCAAACTGCCTGATGGTAAGGTAATACGCACATACCAGGGGATTCCTAGCGGTAGTTTCTTTACTAACTTGATCGGAAGCGTATGTGGACGCATCATGTTAGAGTACCTGCTGAGAAACCGCAACTGGTGCAGATGGTCCTGCTGGGTACTTGGCGACGATGGTTTAGTGGCTGTCGAAAAAGGATTGAGCATTGGTCAGTTGGCCAGGGAAGCGAACGAGGTGTTTGGCACCGTAATTAACCCCGATAAGACGGAATATGGTACGTTTGTGAGTTTCCTCGGATACCGAATGACTCCCGAGGGGTATCCTTCAGCCTCATACGATAAACTGATGGCTCAACTACTTTTGCCTTCAGACAAGGATCAGCACATGTTAGACTTTGTCTCCCGGGCCAAAGCTCTGCAGCTATCCTGTTTCGGACTTGGCTGTTTACGGTTCACTCTCGAGATCGATCGGTTTTTGTTCCGTTTGGGACTCACGAACCACAAGCCAGATCTGCATCCTCGCTCCGACATGTTTCGGAAGCTTGAGCAATTAGACCTGCATGACTGGCCTCCTCTTATCGACGTTATGCAGCGGATCTAAAGGGGG